GCAGCAACAGCAGATTATTTTGTCATAACTTATGGATTTACTGATGGAACTGATTTAGATACTAGAACTTCTATAACAAATCCATCTGGAATTACTGGAACTGTTGGGTGGGCAAAAGATACTACTATTGGAGTTCCTGCTTATGTGACTTGGGGTGGAGATAATACTGGCACAGGCGTGGAATCATTCCTATTTGACAAAAATACATTTAAGGCTGCAAACCCTGGTATTAGCACTGCCACATTTGATTTAAGATGTGGTTGGTATGGAGCCATAGGATCTCAACCAGTTGTCATTAATGTAACTTCTTATGCTGGAGGATCTATGGCAAAGACTGGATACACTTGGAATAATCCAACAGCAGACCAGACTTATGTTGGATTCACATCAACCTCAGCAGTAATTACCCAAAAGATTCAAAATGGAAATGATAATGGACAACGTGTTGCCTTGATGACTTTAGATTTTGAAGATGGTGTAGTTGGGTACTCTACAACATGAAATAAATAGTAATAACTTAAACTATGACTATGATTTCTCTTGATGATATTCAATTGATGTGGAAAGAAGATTCAAAAATCAACATAGATGATTTGCACAATGAATCTTTGAAAGTTGCATCTTTACATGCCAAATATTATGAAATGTATAATAATTTTTCTTTGTTAAGAAAAAAATCAGAGATTGATTATAAACAAAGAAAATTAGAGCGTTATAACTTTTATGCTGGAAAGGCCACCTTAGAAGAATATCAGGAAGAACCTTTTCCATATAAAGTTAGAGATAAAGAAGGAATGCAAAAGCACCTTGATGCTGATACTAAACTATCAGAAATCTTTATCAAAATAGAATACTATGATACAATATTAAAATATCTTGAGGAAATTATAAAAATGATTTCCAATAGAACCTATCAAATCAAAAACTCTATTGATTTTTTGAGATTCCAATCTGGAATGTAATATGTCTGATTTAATCATATCAAAAAAGAATGAAATCTATTTAAAAGTAGAAGCAGAACCTCACATTTTTTATGAGTTATCTGACCAATTTACTTTTGATATTCCTGGGGCCAAGTTTATGCCCCAGTATAGAAATAAGCACTGGGATGGAAAAATACGTCTTTTCAATCTTCAAACTGGTGAGATCTATTCTGGACTATTAGATAAAGTTATTGCATTTTGTGATAATCATAATTATACCTTTGAATTTAAAGATAACAAATACTATGGTCTTCCTGGAGAGATGGATGAAACTATTTCCTTAGAAGGCGTAAAAGATTATATGCAAAGTATTTGCTCTCATACACCAAGAGATTATCAAGTACAAGGTGTATTTGATGCTTTGAAATATAAAAGAAAACTTTTACTTTCTCCAACAGCATCTGGAAAATCTTTGATGATTTATTCCATAGTCAGATACTTTGTTGAACAGGATAAGAATATTCTTCTCATAGTCCCCACTACGTCCCTTGTAGAGCAGATGTATAAGGACTTTGAGGATTATGGTTGGAATTCAGAAGAATACTGTCACAGGGTCTATGGGGGCAGCGAGAGAGTGTCCAATAAACCTGTGGTCATATCCACATGGCAATCCATCTATAAACTAGAAAAACCATTCTTTGATAGGTTTGATGTTGTGATTGGTGATGAAGCTCATCAATTCAAATCCAAATCACTCATTTCTATTATGTCCAAACTACATGATGCAAAACATAGATTTGGATTTACTGGAACTCTTGATGGAACACAAACCCATAAACTTGTTCTTGAAGGACTATTTGGTCCTACATACAAGTTAATTAAAACTGATGAACTTATTAAAAAAGGTTATCTTTCTAAATTAGATATTAAAGTTCTTCTTCTCAAACATGAACCTCAAAAGTTTGATGTTTATGAAGATGAAGTACAATATTTGATTGCACATAATAAACGTAATAAGTTTATTAAAAATTTAACATTAGATTTAAAAGGAAATACATTAGTTCTTTTTAATAGGGTTACTACTCATGGTGAACCATTATATGAACTCATAAATAAGGATAAGGGTGATAATAGAAAGGTATTTTTTATTCATGGTGGTGTGGACACTGAAGAAAGAGAATTAGTAAGAAAAATTGCAGAGGATGAATCTAATGCAATCATAGTAGCATCTTATGGAACTTTCAGTACAGGCATCAACATCAAAAATCTTTATAACATTATTTTTGCATCCCCAAGTAAATCAAGAATAAGAAATTTACAATCAATAGGAAGAGTTCTAAGAAAAGGTAAAGAAAAAGTATCAGCTACTCTCTATGATATTGCTGATGATACTACTTACAACTCAAAAAGAAATTATACATTAAATCACTTAGTAGAAAGAATTAAAATTTACAATGAAGAAAATTTTAATTATGAAATTATAACTGTTAATTTAAAGAAATAAATGGAAAACGAATTTTATGCTGCAATTAAATTAGTATCAGGTGAAGAAATCTTTGCAATTGTATCTCCAACAGAAGAAGATGATAGAACCTTACTGATTCTTGAAAACCCTGTTATAATAGAACCAATAATATCTAAAAATCAAGGTACAGTTGGTTACAAAGTAAAACCTTGGATGATGATTCCTGATGATGATATCTATATAATTGATATGAATAAAGTTATCACTATGACTGAAATTAGTGATGATCAAATCATTAGAATCTATCAAAAGTTCATAAAGAACTCCTCTCAAGTTTCTTTAGATAAAAATATGGGATTCATCTCAAAAGTAGATGATGCTCGTAAAGCCCTTGAAAAACTCTATAATAGTAACTAGAACTTATCCTTCAACCCTAACAGAGTGATTCTAATGCCCTTTGGAAAGGTTGTCAACTCTTTTGATCAGGTGCTATAATCAGTACATCTTATTTTGTAATGATGGACAAATTTAATGCAGATGTTAATGGTAAAAACAAAGAAAAAGTCAGAGCATTATGTGAACAATAAAGAGTTCTATCAAGCTCTTGTTGAATATAAAAAACAAGTTGATGATGCAAAAGAAAAAGGACTTCCTAAACCAAGGATTACGAATTATCTTGGTGACTGCTTTTTGCGTATTGCCAACCATCTTGCATACAAGCCAAACTTTGTAAACTATATGTTCAAAGATGATATGATTTGTGATGGTATTGAAAATTGTGTTCAGTATATCCACAACTTTGATACAAACAGAACCAATCCTTTTGCTTATTTTACACAAATTGTTTATTATGCTTTTTTGAGAAGAATTGCTAAAGAAAAGAAACAGTTAGAAATTAAGTCTAAGATTATTGAAAGATCTGGATATGATGAAGTATTCACATCAGAGGATGGTGATTATGCAGACATGAATTCCATTAAAGATAATATTAATTATAGGTTTTCATGAAAGTTGCAATCATAACTGATACTCATTATAACTTTAAAAAAGGTAATAAAGTTTTTCATGAGTATTTTGAAAAGTTTTATAAAAATGTATTCTTTCCTACACTAAAGAAATACAAGATTGATACTGTCATTCATATGGGTGACATGTTTGACAATCGTAAAGCAACGGATTATTGGAGTTTTGATTGGACAAAAAAAGTTATATTTGAACCACTTAAAAAATATAAAGTTCATGTAATTCTTGGCAATCATGATATTTTTTATAAAAACACAACAAATCTCAACAGTCCTATGTTACTGTTGAATGATTATAAGAACATTAATGTGTACTCTAAACCAACTACTGTAAGTATTGGTGAACAAGATATCTTATTTGTTCCTTGGATCACTCCAGAAGGAGAGCAGGAGACCCTAGAAGCAATCCAAAACACCTCAGCTAAGGTTTGTATGGGACATTTAGAATTGAGTGGGTTCTATGTCCATAAAGGGAACATCCATCAACACGGAAGAGAGAAATCTACATTTCAAAAATTTGAAAGAGTATTTTCTGGTCATTACCACACAAGAAATGATGATGGTAAAATCTTTTACTTAGGTAATCCTTATCAATTGTATTGGAACGACTATAATGATACAAGAGGATTTACTATTTTTGACACTGATACTTATGAGTTAATCAAAATAGATAACCCATATGAAATGTTTAAGATTTGTAATTATGATGAAGATAATATTCAAGAAGATTTAAGTTGTTATCAAGGATGTATTGTCAAGTTAGTAATTAAAAACAAAACAAATCAACACAGGTATGAAAAGTTTCTAGATAATCTTATAAAAATTCAACCCTATGAATTGAAAATTATAGAAAATGTAAAATTAAATTCTGATTTTGATGCAGACTCAATTGTGGAAAGTGAGGACACATTATCACTTTTGAAAAAATATGTTGATGAATCTGAAATTAAGTTAAATAAGAATAGAATTAAAGATTTGATTCAATCCATTTATCAAGAATCATTCCAGTTACAGTAATGTATATTCTAACTCTTAAGGACAAAGACTCTGAAGGTGCATATGCAGTTGAGAACAAACATGGAGAAAAAATTCTCTATATGTTTGAGGAAGAGGATGATGCAGTTAGATATTGTACTATGTTAGAAGATCTTGATTATCCTGAAATGGAAGTTACTGAAATTAACCCAACTGTTGCTTTTATGGCTTGTGATAGATTGGATTACCAGTATGCTATAATTACCCCAGATGATATTGTAATTCCCCCTGACTATGCTGACGTTCAAAACTCTACGTTATAAAAACTTTTTATCATCAGGGAATCAATTTACAGAAATCTCCCTTAATAAAACCCCATCTACTTTAATTATTGGAAGTAATGGCGCAGGAAAAAGCACCTTACTGGATGCATTAACTTTTGGTTTGTTTAATAAACCATTTAGAAAAATTTCAAAAAATCAACTCATCAACACTACAAATGAGAAAGACTGTGTTGTTGAGATTGAATTTTCAATAGGAAAAGATGAATGGAAGATCATTAGAGGAATTAAACCATCTATCTTTGAAATTTATAAAAGTAAAACGCTTTTAGACCAAGCAGCATCTGCAAATGATCAGCAGAAATGGCTAGAGCAATCTGTGTTGAAACTTAATTACAAATCTTTCACTCAGATTGTAGTTCTAGGTTCTTCAAGTTTTGTTCCATTTATGCAACTTTCTTCGCAACATAGAAGAGAAGTTGTGGAAGACTTACTTGATATCAAAGTATTTTCTTCTATGAATGATGTCGCTAAAATTAAAATTAAGGAGATTAAAGATGATATCAAAGAAATTGGTTACAAGAAAGAAAATTTTGAAGACAAAATTGAATCCCAAAAACTTTTTATTGAAGAGATTGAAAAACTCAAAGACAAAGACATTCAAGACAAGAGAAACAAAATAAGTTCTCTTGAAAATGATAGTGATTCATTAAATCAAGAAAATATCACGATTCTGAATAAATGTCATTTATCAGAAAAACAACTAAAAAATCTTTCATACTCAGAAGATAAACTGAAGAAACTTGAAGGTTTGAATATTAAACTGGAACAGAAAATATCTTCTGTAATTAGTGACCATAAGTTTTTTAAGAAGAATAGTGTTTGCCCTACCTGTACTCAAACCATTGAGGAAGAATTTCGATTAAATAAGATTGATGAGATTGAAAATAAAGCAAAAGAAATTAAAAAGGGTCAACAGGAGCTACAACAATCAATTGAAGAAGAAACTCAAATTCACAAACAATTTCTTAAAATTAGTAAAGAGGTATTAGAACTCAACAATGAAATCACTTTTAACAATGTTAAAATTTCTGAATTCAGAAAACAAATTAAAGAACTTGAATCTGAAATTCAAGGACTTACCACACAATCAGAAGATAGAAATACTGAAAGTGCAAAGTTAGTCTCCTACCAAGAAACATTAGAAACCCTTTTAAAAGACCTTTCTTTAAAAAAGGAAGAGTTATCTAACTATGAATTTATTCATATGCTTCTAAAGGATGATGG